ATAACATTGGCTTACAACTCATAACAAAAGCAATTCAATGCCGTCAAGAGGTTACAGGCTAAAAAAACTCTATTACATTGCAGTCAGCATGTTTACTACACAAATACAATTCAGAGCATAAAAACTACTCGGCGGCAGGTTATTGAGACTCATCAATGACATGTAAAAAACGCCCATTATTGGTGTCAAGTTTCCCCAAAGTTATTCAAAAAGTCAATATTATGCCGTTAATATGTTGCCATCCGTGGCAATCATGGCGCTAACGTGTGATCGCATTCAAAATGTTGTCTGCGATTGACTCTTCCTTGTGGCATTGCACAACCAGAGCGTCATACAGCGGCTTAACAGTGCGTGACCAGGTGGGTTGGGTAAGGTTTGGGATTAGCATCGTCACAGCGCGATATGCGGCGCTTGCTGGCATTCTTGAATAACCGACGCCTTTACATCTTCCGCACTCTTTCTCAGCAACTATCCCCCACTGCTCTGTTTTGGCTATATCAACCGCACGGCCTGTACCGTGGCAATCTCTGCATCTTGCGCCCGGCGTAGCGGCACTACGGCAATAATCCGCATAAGCGAATGTTGCGAGCACTTGCAGTACCTTTGCCTTAGTATTTCCTTCGAGCTTTGCCACACCACGGTATTTCCCCGATACCTTGTGTGCAAATTGCATCAGATAGTTGATAGCCTTTTGTTTGTCGTTCTGGCTGAGTTCATGCTTACCGCAGAATGCAGCCATTCCGAATCCGGCTTGTGATTGCGCCATCCCCATAGCAGCCATCACATCAGTACCAGAAAGAGAGTCAGAAGCCGTAGCCCGTGGTGAGTCGCTCATCATCGGGCTTTTTGGCGAATGAAATTTAGCTACGCTTTCGAGTCTCATGCGCCTTCTCCCTGTACCTGAATCAATGTGAGGTTTCCGCAGAACACTGCGCCAGTATCGATATACATCTGGTTGGCAAATTTGAGTGGTATCACTGCTGGCGTATGACCAAAGATGAACGTGTCCGCGCCTTTGATTTCTTTCACGATCCCGTCTTGTGAGTTGCTGATTCGTTCGCGGTTCCAGATTACCTGCTGATGATCAACTGGCTTTCCAAACTCGTATTTATCACAAGGATAATCGGCGTGGCAGATGACATATTTTTTTCCTTTACTCACCAGTTCGATGATTAACGGAAGTTCATCTGCTTTATGGGCAAGAGCTTTAGCCAGAATTTCTTTGTCGTAATCGAGATTAAAGAACCAGCCACCGCCATTAAGCAGCCAGTGATTGACGTTTCCACGCTCTGATAAGCCATCAATCATCATTTGCTCATGGTTTCCACGTACAGCTCTGAACCAGGGGAATGTGATTAATTCCAGGCATTCTACGTTCTCTGTACCGCGATCAACCAAATCGCCCACCGAGATAAGCAGGTCTTTTTTGGTGTCGAATCCTATCGTCTCCAGTTTTTTCATCAGGTTCGTGTAGCATCCGTGCAGATCGCCAACTACCCAAATATTTCGGTATTTGCTGCCATCAATTCTTTCGTAGATATTCATGCAACCTCACTTCTGCTGTTTCGCAGTTTTTTAAGTTTCTGTTGATACTCCGCCTTGATGGCCCTGCACTCTTCGACAGTCCAGCGATAGCGGTTATGGTTTGATTCGATTTCCTCTACTGCTTCCTGCCCGATGCGGCTAATCAGTTCGACGCGATACGGAACGAGATTTCCGCTTTTGTGCTGGTTGCACACCACGCATTGCTTGTGAATATTGCGTTCATCAAATCGGAGTTGAGGTGCCGCAGCAGTTGTCCGGTAATGTCCGGCATCCCACTGAGCAGACGTGAGCGTTCCGCACGAGATACATGGTAAGTCGCGGTCTCTTTCTCTGATGAAGGCGTTTACGGCTTGTTGGGCTTGTTTAATCCAGTAACTGCGGGGCTTTAAGGCGAGTTTTCGAATCTTCAGTTTATCTTTCTGTTTCTGCTCCTCTCGTCGTAGTTTCTTCTCTGCTGCTTTTTCCGCTTTTTCGCGTTCTTTACTTCGTCGTTCGAGTGCTATCTTGGTTCCACAAATCTCATTACACCAATATTGATTTTGATATTTTGGTATAAACCATTCATTGCAACATTTACATTTCCTTCGATAGATTCGCATAAGTGCTCCTTTCGTTGCCGGAAAAATCACCGTAATACTTATCTCGGGCTTCTTCAGCAACTAGTACCGCTAACTCCAGATCATCAAAGCATCCGAAGTGTTTACTCTTGCCATGGAATCCTAGCCTAACATTCCATTTTTTCTGTCGTTTGTGCCAAGTAACCCCTCTGCAACCTGATTTGCTATTCTTTCGGATCCTTATATTTCTTGAATTTTCTATTGGCAGGCATTCTCTTAAATTTTCTGGCCTATTGTCGGTCCTAATTCCATTAACGTGGTCAATTTGACCAGCAGGCCAACGATTATGAGTTATGTAAAAAACTAAGACGTGAGTTTTATATCTACGCCCATCTATCATGATCATTGAATAACCGTTGGAATCAAAAGTTCCAGCAACACTATTTAATGCTATCCTTCCCTGAGTGGGAACTTTCCATCTAAATACCCCGGTAGATTTATCGAAACTTAGTAACTCAAATATCCTTTTAACAGTTAAATCTTCTCTTTTACGGTTACATCGTCTTCGCGCTGGTTTAGCCATCGCCTTCTTCCTCCGTAATGGTTTTCTGAATTTGGCCACCTGAACAGAGCTCACCAAAGCTATGGATGTCGGTATTTCCACAATACCAAGATGGCGAAAATAACTGCATGATAAGCCTCAGGGAAAAGGGAAGACACTACCCCCGATAATTCAGAAACAAATCGAAATACATGAACTAAAGAAAAAACCACAACAAACAGAAATAGAAATAGAAATAGAAATAGAAATAGAAATAGAAATAGAAATAGAAATAGAAATAGAAATATTAAAACAGACCACCACATTCCTGATGTCATACTCACTAAACAATTTTTCGACAACATGGTAGCTCATAGAACGTTATCGTGTAGACACCCTCTGCTACGTATTCGGTGTTCAGTGCAATATCTACAAATACTGGAAAAATCTAAAATCGAGGCAAGTTTTTGGTGATAACTATAGTTAGACTATATTGACGACCTGATGTGCTGTATGTAATAATTAACAAAAAATATTTTCCATGGGATTTTTTATTTTAATGAAATGCAAAATATTTTTATCAATAGTTAGTATTATGGAAACCATTAATTCAGGAGGAAACTTGATTCCAAATTCAACTTCAAATAAAGGTTATGTATGCATTGACATGCAGTGTTCGTCAACCTCTGAACCAACAGCTTCTACCTCCAGCAACCGGAGTATTAAATTAGCCGCTTCCACAAATGTATATCCGATAACAAGAAACGACTCCGAGCTCACTCTGAACGATTTTCTTGATAATAGCTCTTCTACGTCATCATTGGACTACATTAATGAATTGGGTTCTCAACTGACGTTAAATGATTTTCTTGACAACATAAAGACAAATGAGGTGGATAGAACATGTACGGATGTGGTAATTAATATCCCACAAGAGATACAAACAAATACACAGGAAAATGATTTGTTATTATCCGATAAAAATAATTCAATATGCATTGAAATCGATGAAAGAATTACAAAAATCCTAACATGCAAGCAAAAATATCAACTGGACAGCATCATTCATGAAATTATACCAAAAGAGAATGAGAGTGCAGAAACTGTTCTCCATCTTATGAGAGTTCTGAACGATCAATATCATCAGGTATATAATCAGTCAGGATGTTTTTATAAAGCCTATATGGCCATACACAATAAAATCGAACAGATACTTCCATATGCGTTCAGAGCCGGAGGCGGAATCAGCATTCACTTGCTCATACAGGCATTATTTTTTAATGGCGACTATAACAAATCACCTTCACAGTCTCAACAACCATCTTTATATACATCACCTTCTCCAACAATAAATACAGAAGCATTCTTAAGTAATGTATTATCACTAGATATAACCCAGGTACGCATACTTGGTGATTTACTATCAGCAACTTTATTTCATGCACCAACAATATTCTATCAATATCCTAAACTAATAGATGAAGTTAAGTATTGTATAAGTAATAAAAAAATAACAGGTTCGGTTATAGCACGATTTACTCTATGTTTAACAAGTACATTACTAACCATGTCACCACTGTTAATGCTTAATGGAGCAGTTAAAACAGGTAGCATAGTAAGAACTATAGGTAGGGGAGTGAGTTATGTTGATATACCATTGGCCTTAGCTATATTAGGTGACTCGTGGTATAAAGCTTATAAACATGGTTCTTCTGATAACCCAAATTCTGCTCAGAGATTTATATCGCAAGAAGCGGCCTTTAAAACCACCCAGCGGGTATTAACACAAGGATTAAGTCTGATGTCCTCTTTATCGGGAGCAATCATGCGCTCTCTTGAGAAAGGCACACCACCACAAATGATGTCTTTATTCATCGTAAACATACTAAATCTATTATTTCATCAAAATCCATATGAAGGGGCATCAGCAAGTGCTAATGCTTTGAAAAGATCAACTTACTCCCATAATCCGGACATACTAAATACTCAGGCAATAGCTCTTTGTGTTGACCTCCAGCATACAAAAAATATAACCATGCCACTTTTCAAAACAAAAGACAGGATATCTTACGCATTCAATGGACAAAGAACATCCCCAGAAGACCAAAAACAAATACTGAAAGAAGTTATAAACTCCTGTACCCAAGGAGAAAGAGCCATTTTAAATACATCACAATCAGAAACATGCAAACATAAAATCGATGAGATTTATGAAAAAAGATTCTCAGAAACAGAACTAAATACATTACCAAACGAAATGAAAAATTTCTTGATATTTTTAAACAAAACTCATGAAAAAGATATTTCGCGTTTAAGCATGGGTAACGAAGTTAATGAAAAAATAATTGCAGTTATAGTCAAGACGTTAGCATATAGAGAGTCTATGTTGTGTTAGACTTTAACTCTATATTGATATAACATTAGCCAAATATTCAACAGTGTATGCGACCAAACACCAACATGTCGCATACATATACAATTTGAATATTTAATTATATTTACTTAATGTATTTCTATAAAAGCAAATTACAAACTCACAACAAAAAACCTCATAACACATTAACAATCAATTCTTTTCATCTTTATAAATTCTCATATCAGGCTTGCACCCGATAAACCGACGAAAACTATTTAAAACCCATCGAGTGAAGTAATCTCTAAAACCAAAGAAATACCAAGTGAAAATATTCACGATAAAATGCCCGGTCAAAGCCCCTCCTGTACCGCATGCAAGAACAGTAAAAAATCAGATGTTTTCATAAATATCAGTCCTCATCGTTTTGCCTGGCATGTCCTTTACCAGCAATCTTCTGTATGCACTAAGCCTAGATAGAATCCACTCAGTGTACACTGAAGCCCGCTCGACGCTTTCTTGTTCGTAACTTCGATTTTAGTCAATTACCTTGTTTTCCTCGCACGATGTCTTAGCCACCGGATATCCCACAGGTGAGCCGTGTAATTGAAGGTTTTTACGTCAGATTCTTTTGGGATTGGCTTGCGTTTATTTCTGTAGCGTTTCGTTGGAAGGTATTTGCAGTTTTCGCAGATGATGTCGGTGAAACTTCGTCGCTGTCGCCTCATGCCGCCATCCTGACGCCCTGCCCGATCGCCATCAATGCCGCTTTGGATACAGTAGTAAACATTCGTCGAGGACTGATGAACGGTCGCCAAATCAGCAGCATGGAGCCTTTGCTGTTTCCCTTCTTCTCCAGCCCTGTCGATGGTTCGATAAAATTAATCCGTCCATCAGTGATAATGCGAACTTCGTCGACACTCTCCAGAGCCTTGCTGAACCATCCGACTGACATATCCTCTGGCACAAGCATCACTACCGTCTGTCGCTGTTGTATGCACTGCTCAGCGGCTTTTTCCACCCACGGCCTGATATTGCTGTACGGTGGGTTATTCCAGATTGCACCGTGGCTTATCCACTCAGAATTTAGCGCGTCGTCGGCCTCAGTTAGCCAGTGAGCGCACAGAGCATTTTTGTCGCTCGCAGCTGAATCCAGCCAGAATCCAAACTCAATATCCAGTGCATCAAAAAGCCAAAGCGGCGTTTGCCAGCAGTCCTTGTCGTGTGCTGGCGTATTTGATTTGATAGTCATGCAGCCCTACCTTTTCGTTGTGACCATTCATACTCTCGCCGGGAGTCATCACTCCACCGCACGTTGCGCTCTGAGCCGAACCAGAACATGATTTCGATAAGCTCAGTCATGCTGGCCTTCCGCATTTTGCTGGTACGCACGCCAAGCATGACAACGCCACCGTCGATACCAGGCACACTTCGTTGCTCCAGTTTTTTGGTCTTAAGCCACAGGGCAGTGAACAGGTCTTTCCAGTCTTCCGGCGCCAGCCGTTGACCATGCCATAGCACCTGACGCGAAACATCGTTCAGCATCGGCCACATACGGTCATTCTGCGCTTTGCTGCGCTTGGGTTCTTTAACGTGGACTTCGTGGGGTGACTTGTCGTCGATGGGTAGTGAGAGAATGGCGTCTATGGCGTTATTTCTGATTGCTTCGTTGCGAAGCAGAAAGGTTTGCTTCATCTCCTGCTCTCCGGTTCCATTTTTCAGCCGCCGCAGCAACTGATGGTGCCCATGCCCCCCTGGCTTCACAGAGGTCACATTCTGCATAGCCCCACACATCAATATTTATTCCGGCCTCAACCCACAGACGAGCATTACCGCCGCAAAACGGACATTCTTTTAGCTTTGGCTGGGTTAATGATAGGTCGCTCATGCTCGCTCCTTCACTTAAAATCCAGACTCCGGATAATTCTGTTGCGCTGAAACTCATTGTTGAGTTTGAACAACCGTCGAAGAACACGGTCACGCGGATAGCGTCGTGCGGCAGGTGAATGCTCATACAACTCATCAAGCGGCAAACTGGACGATGAACGATACCGATACCAACGCACCAACTCTTCACGAAAATTAGCCCTGACAAGCTCAGCTATCGTACTCATTTCTTAAAACCTCCTCAAACGCATTCTGACGCATTTTTCATTCTCGCTGCTTATCGGCATGCCTTGCACGTGCTTACCTCACCACAGAGCGATTGTGATGCCTTAAAAGCGATTTATTGAAGTGATATTTGCTTAATCGAAATTCTTTTCTTTGATTCCTGCGGCCCTGATGGCTTTCATTACTGCAATTACCGTTTTGTCACGCCCATCCTCATAACCCATCGCATAAGCACCTTCTTCACCATCTTTCCAAAGGTCGTCATTCGATTCGGGCCAGTCGATATCCAGTTCAATAGCAGAGCGCGATGCCTGCCATATCACCCAGGCAAACTCTTTTAATTCATCGTCTCCCGTGAACTGGCTTTTGTCTTTTGACCACCAGTTTTCAAACTGTCGGTAGCTATCGTTCACTTCCCTCTCCCCCAAATAAAAAGGCCTGCGATTACCAGCAGGCCTGTCATTAGCTCAGTGATGTAGATGGTCATCTTTTAACTCCATATACCGCCAATACCCGTTTCATCGCGGCACTCTGGCGACACTCCTTAAAAATCAGGTTCGTGCTCACCTTTCCTTCCCGTTCTTCCCTGGTAGCAAACCGGTAATACACCGTTCGCCAGACCTTACCTTCGATAACCAGAAGACCTGCCCGTGCCATTTTAGCTGCGGCCTGATTTATGCTGGTTACTGTTGCGCCTGTTAGCGCGGCAACGTCCGGCGCACAGAAGCTATTATGCGTCCCCAGGTAATGAATAATTGCCTCTTTGCCCGTCATACACTTGCTCCTTTCAGTCCGAACTTAGCTTTAATTTCTGCGATCTTCGCCAGCGCCTGAACACGATTTAGAGGTCTGCCGCCCATGACAGGAAGTTGTTTTACTGGTTCAGGTATCGTCTCACCACGGTTAATTCGCGCTGTCATACAGGTCAGTTCATCGGCAGCCTTGCGTCGTAATTCCGCGTCAGTCAGCGCATTGGCCCGCATGTTCTGGTACAGGTTGGTAACCAGCCAGTAGTGCGCGTTCGATTTCCACGGATAAGACTCTGCATCCGGATACAGGCCTCGCTTCCGGCAATACTCGTAAACCATATCAACCAGCTCGCTGACGTTTGGCAGTCCGGCGATAACGGATGCTTCTTCCCGGCACCATGCAACAAACTGCCCGGGTGATGGAAGAAATGGTCGATTCTGCCGACGGGCTACGCGCATTCCTGCGTTAACCTGTTCCATCGAGGTGATCCCGTTTTCCCGGAAAGCCAGAACCCACTGGCGGCGGATTTCATTCAGTTCGTTCTGGTCCCGGTTAGCCAGACTCGCCGGGAAAGTTGCCAGTAACTGGCTGAACACACCGTTGATGATCTGCGCTACCTGTTGTACCTGCGGCTTTTCGTCGTACTGTTCCGGCATGTTGTTGGTGATCCGACGCATCTGCTCACGGTCAAAGTTAACCATCTGTGCGGCGATGTTTTTCATAAATCCACCCCGTAAATCCAGTCAGTGTTTGTCAGGTCGAGTTTTGGTTTTCCAGCTGTCACGCCAGCCTGTTGCTTGTTACGGTTGATTTCGAGTTGGGTCCACTTGTCGCGGAGTTTGGCCGGACTTAGCACGTTACCGGACCAGAAGTTGTCCTGGCATGCCCAGCGGAACAGCACGCACATGTCGCGGTGGTTACGTCCGTCACGTTCACGCATCAGGCGGATATCGTTAGCCCACCCTGCAAAATTCGGTTTTCTGGCTGATGGTGCGATGGTCTTCACCATGTCAAACATCCACTCTGCGGCGGTCAGGTCTTCTGCTGTTCCCCACTTGCTGCCGCTCTGAATTGCAGCATCCGGTTTAACCACAGAAAGATCGTTTTCTGGCTGGTCAGAGGATTCGCCAGAATTCTCGGACGAATAATCTTTTCTTTTTTCTTTTGTAATAGTGTCTTTTGTGTCCCCCTGTTTTGAGGGATAGCAATCCCCTAATTTGAGGGATGTTTTATCCCTCGTTTTAGGGGATTTTCCCTCGTTTTGAGGGATGTCCCTCATTTTAGGGGAACTTCCCTCGTTTTGAGGGATGCACCATTCTGAGATGTTTTTATTTGGTCCAAACATGCCGCCTTGCTGCTTGATAATATTCATTCTGACGAGTTCTAACTTGGCTTCATTGCACCGTTTGACAGGTAACTTTGTAATCTCGCTAAGTTGAGAATCGGTGATTCTGTCCATTGGTTTATTCCACCCATAGGTTTTACGCAGAATGGCAAGCAGCACTTTAAACTGTCGCTTGGTCAGATCTGCGCCTGAATAAGCCTCAATCAGCATATTTGATAGTCTGGCGTAACCATCATCGAGATCTGCCACATTACGCTCCTGTTCGGCAAAGTTACCTCTGCCGAAGTTGAGTATTTTTGCTGTATTTGTCATAATGACTCCTGTAGATTGATCCAGTAATTCCCTCAGAATTGCATATCAATTTGCTTAAAATCCTCGGTGGCAGCCGGGGATTTTTTCTTTGTGATTTCATCAAGCGCATACTTAAAAGCCCTGCTAATCGGACTGATGTCTGATGCCATTCCGAAAGCACACAAGACCGAAGCAATAAACCGCCAGTCCGTTCTGCTTATCTTCGATTCATGACAGCCAATCATCTTTGCCAGACCGCGCTGTGTAAGCGTTGACAGGTTGATGAGTAAATCAGTTTCAGCGCGATCAATTTCTCGCTGTGATAGTTTGCTGTAACTTGTTTGTTCCATTTCTTAAGATTTCCAATAGTGAATAGCTAGTTGAAAGGTATGCGTGGAAACGCATATGGCCTTAGTTGGTCAGATATATTGGGACTCGCTTTGTCAGCGACGTAGGACGAATGTCCATTGTGAAAAGAGCGGTGTTACTTATGCAGTTGTTTTTTTGTTACTTGGGAAGGGCTTTATTTCTTCCGCATAAACGCTTCCATCAGCGTTTATAGTTAAAAAAATCTTTCGGCCTGCATGAATGGCCTTGTTAATCGCGCTTTGATATACGCCGAGATCTTTAGCCGCCTTGGTTTGCCCAAAGCGTATTGCATAATCTTTCAGGGTTATGCGTTGTTCCATACAACCTCCTTAGTACAGGCAATCATTATCACCGCTAGAGGTATAATAGTCAACACGCACGGTGTTAGATATTTATCCCTTGCGGTGATAGATTTAATGCATGAGCGCAAAAAAGAAACCGTTAACACAAGAGCAGCTTGAGGACGCACGTCGCCTTAAAGCTATTTATGAAAAAAAGAAAAATGAGCTTGGCTTATCCCAAGAATCTGTCGCAGACAAGATGGGGATGGGGCAGTCAGGTGTTGGTGCTTTATTTAATGGCATCAATGCATTAAATGCTTATAACGCAGCATTGCTTGCAAAAATTCTCAACGTTAGCGTTGAAGAATTTAGCCCTTCAATCGCCAGAGAAATCTACGAGATGTATGAAGCGGTTAGTATGCAGCCGTCACTTAGAAGTGAGTATGAGTACCCTGTTTTTTCTCATGTTCAGGCCGGGATGTTCTCGCCTGAGCTTAGAACCTTTACCAAAGGTGATGCGGAGAGATGGGTAAGCACAACCAAAAAAGCCAGTGATTCTGCATTTTGGCTTGAGGTTGAAGGTAACTCAATGACCGCACCAACAGGTTCCAAACCCAGTTTTCCTGACGGGATGTTAATTCTTGTTGACCCTGAGCAGGCTGTTGAGCCAGGTGATTTCTGCATAGCCAGACTTGGGGGTGATGAGTTTACCTTCAAGAAACTGATCAGGGATAGCGGTCAGGTGTTTCTACAGCCACTAAACCCACAATACCCAATGATCCCATGCAATGAGAGTTGTTCCGTTGTGGGGAAAGTTATCGCCAGCCAGTGGCCTGAAGAGACGTTTGGGTGAGGAGGATAGATGGCGTTCACTGACCTTGAATATCAAGCGGTCAAAAAAGAAGTTCACCAATTCATTGAAAGCATAAGGCCGCCTGAACATATCCGCAATGAACTGGATATTGTTTATAGCATCAATGACCAAACGATAGATATCGGCGAACAGCGCCCCGTGTGGCAGGGCAACCCAGGTGAAACAAACATCCTGCCATCAGCAAGAATCAAGTACATACGTTCTCTGGATAGATGGAAAATCTATTGGATGCGGAAGGATATGAAATGGCATCAGTACAGTACTGAACTTTCGCTGACTGATGCGCTTGAGCTTGTGCGTGCTGACCCGGATTGCTGCTTCTTCGGATGAGTGAAGAGACGTTTGGATGATGGATGGTCGCAGAGATGCGGCCTGATTCTAAAATAGGATATAAAAAATGAGAATACTAGGTGTTAGAGCGGCGCCCAAAGTTACATCTTTTGTTGTATATTGCACTAATGAGTCTGCACTCAAATGTGTTGATGTCATTAAAATACCTTCGACCTTAGACACACCAGAAAAATTAAAGTATGTGAGAAATAACATCCTCGACATTCTTAATTTATATAATGTTGAATTAGCTGCCATACGCGTTACTGAATCAAACTCTGATAATCTTAGCATTGACCGCCTTTATATAGAAGCTGTTATTCAAGAAGCATTTTCAAGCAGTGATGTAAGAAAATATTACACTATTAGAAAATCTGGCATGAAATCATCATTGAACCTAACAGAGATCGAGTATAAAGAAATATTGAAGTCACACCGCAATATAAATGGAATCGATAATTCTGGTTTTACAACTGAAACAAATGAAGCTGTTTTGGCTGCACTATCTGCGGAGGTAAGGGGATGCTAACTCCATACAAAAGAGCTGATGTAGAATTCGAATGGATTAGTGATCTAGAAGAACAGGGTTGTTTTTCAAAAGTATATCTGGCTCATGACAGACACCTAGCTCATGACTTGGTGATTAAAGAAATAGAAAAAAAAGAAAACACTAACCACGACGACTACTTTAATGAAGCAAGGCTTCTCTATAAACATGCACATCCAAATATTGTGCAAGTTCAGTATGCTGCTCAATGTGAGAGCAATATCTATATAGCCATGCCATTTTATCATAATGGTTCGCTAAACCAATTAATGAAAAAAAATAATCTTACAAGCAGGGAGATAATACGGTATTCCATTCAATTTTTAAGTGGACTTTATCATATACACTCAAAAGGTCTTATGCATTTTGATATAAAACCTAATAACATTATGATATCAAACAGAAATGAGGCCATGCTATCTGACTTTGGATTATCTCAGTTAGTCAATGAGGAATCGAGAGCTGCGCCTGAGTTTGGATATCATTTTCATGTGCCACCGGAATATTTTTCTTTATCAACAAATGATTATAATTTCACATATGACATATATCAGGCAGGATTAACCATATATAGAATGTGTGTTGGACATGATAATTTTGAAAGAGAAAGATCTGCATTTAGCACGATTGAACAACTCAGAGAGTCGATAATTAATGGCTGCTATCCATTAAAAGAGTATCCTCCCCATATACATAAAAAATTAATAACAATAGTGAACAAATGCATTCATGTAGATCCAAATGAAAGATATCAATCCGTACTAGATGTACTAAACGATCTCTCAGCTATAAGTGATGGCGTTCTTGACTGGCGTCTACAGATGACGAAACCAACTAACGGCACATGCGAATGGCAAAAAAAGTCTGGGGACGCTATACTGTCTATAGTTTTTGACGCAGAAAATTCGTCTACTACTGGTTTTCGTTTATACGATGATGGGCGGAAAAGGCGTGCTACGAACTTAACAATATCCTCAGGATGTACCCCTACAAAACTGTATAGGTTATTAAAGGATAACTGATCATGAAAAAGCGCGAGGAAGTAAGCAAGCTGCCTCGCAGACGTGATGCAGCATTAGCGGTTCCCTACAAAAAAGATGAGTTCATAAGCCCTTCTGATGACAAAAAATTTTCAAAGGCGAAAAGTTTTACATCTACATCTCTAAAAGATAAATACTTTAAAATCTAGCCCGGCCTCAGCGCCGGGTTTTCTTTGCCTCGCGATCCCCCACCTAAAAAAACATAACTCATTGTATTTATTGAAAAATTGATAGATACAACTTGCTAAACAGTGCAATTCTGATCTCTCACCTACCAAACAATGCCCCCCTGCAAAAAATAAATTCATATAAAAAACATACAGATAACCATCTGCGGTGATGAATTATCTCTAGCGGTGTTGACACAAATACCACTGGCGGTGATACTAAACACATCAGCAGGACGCACTACTCACCAGGGCGGTGAATATACAACGATTCGAATATGAATCTACGGCGCTGACAAAGCGCAATAACCAAAGTGAACTTTGGGGTGTGGTGAAGGGTTCATGGACGGGAATATGTCGCACGTAAAGCGGCGAGGCCTGCGGGACTATTGCCGAATTGAAGTAGGCCGAAACAGGTCGAAATGGGTCTCCCACCTACCACACCACCAAAGTTCATCAGGAGGTCTATATGACACGCAGAACTCAGTTCAAAGGCAATTCACGTTCTCGTCGTCGTGAGCGTTTAAAGGTAAAGGCATTAGCTAACGGCGTACTGGCCCGCGAAGAAGCAATAAGTTCAGAAGTATTACACCGCCCTACTCTAAGCAGAGCGCAGATTCAGGCTAAAGGTACTCACGAAACGCCTGAGCGTATAGAAGACGCTAAGCCAATTAAGTTCATGGCACAGGACGTGATCTGGCAACAGAAAGAATACAGACGCAATCTGGAGCGAGCGGCCATTGTGTACGCGAATGAGTTTGGACATAAGCAACCAGAAACTGGTGTATGTCTTCCAAACGTAGCCATTTACGCGGCAGGCTACCGGAAATCCAAACAACTGACGGCGAGGTGACTTGTGTTGGTCGCCAGAAAATGAAATTAGGCAGCAAACCACTTATTTGAGGTGAGATATGACAAAATCATGGAGCGTACCTTTTCCTGAATTAGAAACTGAACATGATGGAATGCCTGTTTTCTGGAGATTCCAGGCGACAGTTGAAGAAGATGGGATAAAAATATTCGCACTTCAATATATAGCTTTTCATCAGACAGAGCATTATGCATGGTTGGTTCCTGCGCATTGGATTGTTAATTTTAAACCAGCACCAAATCAGTGGTTACAGGAATGGAAACAAAGGAGAAATAGATATGCAATTAAGAAAGTAGCAAAAAATGCAGAAAGATCTTTTGCATTCCCAACGAAGAAACTTGCTATTGAAAGTTTATTGCGCCGGAAGAAATACCATTTAATGAGAATAAAACAAGATTTGGCTGTTGTATCAACTCTTGTTGATGGGATGAAAAATATTGATACATCAACACCAGATATTGAATATAACTTTGGACATAACCAAGAAACAGAAAATTGGGTATTTTATTAGTACGAATAAGCACTGTGTATTCATTCCAACGAGTGAATACACGGAGCAATGTCGCTCGTAACTAAACAGGAGCCGACTTGTTCTGATTATTGGAAATCTTCTTTGCCCTCCAGTGTGAGGGCAATTTTTTTGACGGAGGATATATGAAATTACGTGTCTGGCATATCCCGCAAGTACCTATGAAGCCGTTCATTGTAGAAGTGGCAAGTGTTGAAGAGGGTGTTCGTCTGATGGACGCACTGGCTGATTATGACGCCTTTCAGTATGACAACAACATCAAGCCTGATTACTGCAATGCTAACGGCCTTGAGATGTGGGATGAGAGCCTTACCGATGAAGATTTATCAGAGATGGGGCTTACTGATCGCTGGGTGGATTGGTACAGCGAATGCCAATGTTACGACGACCCACGTAAATATCTCGAAAGCCTGAAAGAAGAAACATCAGCCGCCTAAGCGCGGCTTTACCGCATACCAATAACGCTTCACTCGAGGCGTTTTTCGTTATGTATAAATAAGGAGCACACCATGCAATATGCCATTGCAGGGTGGCCTGTTGCTGGCTGCCCTTCCGAATCTTTACTTGAACGAATCACCCGTAAATTACGTGACGGATGGAAACGCCTTATCGACATACTTAATCAGCCAGGAGTCCCAAAAAATGGATCAAACACTTATGGCTATCCAGACTAAATTCACTATCGCCACTTTTATTGGCGATGAAAAGATGTTTCGTGAAGCCGTCGACGCTTATAAAAAATGGATATTAATGCTGAAACTGAGATCAAGCAAAAGCATTCACTAACCCCCTTTCCTGTTTTCCTAATCAGCCCGGCATTTCGCGGGCGATATTTTCACAGCTATTTCAGGAGTTCGGCCATGAACGCTTATTACATTCAGGATCGTCTTGAGGCTCAGAGCTGGGCGCGTCACTACCAGCAGATCGCCCGTGAAGAGAAAGAGGCAGAACTGGCAGACGATATGGAAAAAGGCCTGCCCCAGCACCTGTTTGAATCGCTATGCATCGATCATTTGCAACGCCACGGGGCCAGCAAAAAAGCCATTACCCGTGCGTTTGATGACGATGTTGAG